CGGTCGCGGCTGAATATCGCCGTGGACAGGCTCTAGGGACGATCTATGTGGAGCGTAAGGAGATTCGGGTCGGCACGATCGACTCAATGTCGAAAGAAGAGGTTTTGAAAAAGCTGCAAGAGCTACATAACCTGTACGGGCAGGAGGCTAAGACGGTTGATGTCCAAGCAGAATGGATCCAGGAGATGAATGATGCAGAGAAAGTTAGAAAAGGACTTGTACAGCGCACTTCGTATACACCTCGAACAGGCGTCCTGCGTCGGTTGGCTGAGGATCGAAGCCAAGCAACCGCTAGGGATGCCGGATCTGTTGATCATGGAGCGGGGGAAGATAGTCCTGGTTGAATTGAAGGTTGTACGCGCAGGGGCGAAGGTTGCACTGTCGCCCCATCAAGTGGCTTTTGCGGATCGTGCGGCTCGGTTTGGGGTTCCTGCTTACTTGCTTGTCCAACACTGGCCTAAAGAAGTGTTCAGAGCGGCGAACAGCACTGTTTTTGCCTATAAGGCGGCGCAGATAGTCGAGGTCGCTCAGAAAGGGATCACGGTCAAGGCCTGGATGCATTGGACGCTCGGTGATGCCCAGGGGTTGCAAAAGTTTTTGAAAAGTGTATGATTAAACCTCGCTTCAACTTAGAAAGGAGAAAGAGCGATGAGATTATTTGAAGTGGACTTTAAACGCATTATGTACGTTTCGACCTACGTGAAAGCTGAGTCTAGGGCCGTGGCTGAAGAAAAAGCTTGGAAAGACATTGAAAACAGGTATCCCGCATCTATCGACCATAGTGTTGATGAGGAATGGGTCTTGACTGGTGTTTTTGAAGCCCCTGAGGATTACGAGCCATGAGCAAATGGGACCTAGTTAAGCAATTGCTTAAAAACTTTGCCATCATGAGCATATTGCGGGCCCTAGCTGGGGACCGTAAAAAACGCTAGTGCATACAGGAGAAAGTGAAATGAACATTTATTGTGTATCTATCAAAGTTGAGATACAAAAAACCTATAACGTGCTTGCTGAGAGTGAAGAGAAAGCTTGCGAAATTGCGAATGATGGATTTTCCCTCAAGTGTGATGGGCCCGAATTTTATGATCAGCAAGTAGTGTCGATCGTAATGGGAGACGAAAGCACCCCGTTAGATTTTGAGCAATAGCGGTAAAGCAAAACCAACAAGGCCCCGGCTAACCCCCGGGGTTTTTTATTGCTTGCATAGTCCCGCGAAAAGTGTATACTTATGGGACTGAAAAATTTTTCAGCAATTTATACAGTCAGAAAGGGATCCGATCATGTTGAAAACCGTAGCAAAATCAAGCAATAGCAAAACCGGGCCGATTGCCGTAACTTATCGGGCCGGGGAGCATGAAACCTTCGCGACATGCCCGAAAACTTGCGCGCTCAATCCGAAAGCCGAACACGGGGGTGATTTGATTGATGCTGAATACATGGAAGCCGTAAAGCATGCCGTCCCCGATAACGGCATTGCTTGGCTTTACTCGCATTTCCCCGCCGAAAGCTTGCCTAAATGGAAGCCCGGGCAATCGGTCTTTAATGCATCATGCGATTCTATTGCTGAAGCCAAGCATGCCCTGAGCCTAGGTGTTCCGGCAGTTTTTGTGGCTCCCGCTGATACGGCGGAGCAATGGCCTTTGAATGTTGATGGGACGCGTTTCGTCCGTTGTCCGGCTGAATTGTCCGATAATTTTACTTGCAGTGATTGCGGCCATGGCATGCCCTTGTGTGCTAGGGCTAATCGGGACTACGTGATTGTTTTTGTTGCGCATGGCACGGGCAAGGCCAGAGTAGGTTCGGAAGATGGGGGCGGGTGTTATGCCTCTAGTGGGCATGTTGCGATTCAATGGCATGCAACTAGGAAAACGGGCAAGCCGGACGATGCAAAGGCCATTGTGGCCTTTGCTAAGCAATTGCCCTCGGGCTCGAAATTAAGGCATCACATTGCCGGGGATTTAGGGTTTGCAAAGTAGAATAATTTCAGGTTATAATTGTCTCAAGCCGAGCCAATGGTGGCTCGGTTTAACTTAGAAAGGGATACTGAAATGGCACATATGATCGATGTATCAACGGGACGCGCAGCAATGGCGTATGTTGGATCCGAGCCGTGGCATGGCTTAGGGCATGCTTTAACCCCGGGGGCGAGCATTGAAACGTGGACGCAACAAGCCGGGCTCGGTTATACCGTGCTCGAGTCAGCCGTGGAATACGTAACCCCGGCAGTCACAGGCCACCAAGTTTGGGCGGACCGTAAAGTTTTGCATCGTAGTGATAACGGAGCCCCGCTGGCAGTTGTTAGTAAAGCTTACAACGTAGTCCAGCCACGTGAGATTATGGAATTTTTCCGGACGCTAACCGATATCGGCGGTTTTGAACTTGAAACAGCCGGGGCCTTATCTGACGGCAAAAGGGTTTGGGCATTGGCTCGGGTATCCGATGGGGCTCCCGTGATTGATGGGGACCTAGTAAGGCCCTATTTATTGCTCGGGACTAGTTACGATGGGACCATGGCAACGGTTGCAAAATTTACAGCAATCCGCGTGGTATGTAATAACACGATTACGGCGGCTGTTGGCGGATATACCGGGGGGCGCGTTATCAAGGGCGAAACCGAAACCGACAAAGGCTATCTGAAATCAGCCGTCCGGGTTTTACATTCAGAAAAATTCGATCCTCAAGCCGTCCGGCTTCAACTGGGCATTGTCGCGGGGGCATGGGAAAAGTTTTTGATTGACTCCCGCATGCTTGCATCCGTCCCGATGGGGATATTGGAAGCCGATCAATTTGTGCGGCAATTGCTTGAGCCGTATCAAACAAGCAAAAAATCAGTTGATGAGACAAAAGGGTATCGCGAAATTATGCGGCTTTTCAATGGCTCGGCTATTGGCTCGGATATCCCCGGGGTTAGCGGTACACGTTGGGGCATGCTGAATGCCGTTACTGAAATGGTGGACCACAGCCGGGGACGTTCAAACAATACCCGGATCGAAAGTGCATGGTTCGGGACCGGGGGAGCATTAAAGGCCAGAGCCGTCGAAATGCTCACGGCTGATTTTGCGTCCGAGCCCGAGCCTAAGCCCGTCCCGGCTTAGCCCGTCCCGGCTTAGTAGGTCCGAGCCCGAGCCCCGGCATTGTCCGGGGTTTTTTATTGCTTGCATGATTTTGAAATTTTGGTTTAGAATTATCTTACCCGGGCCGATGGGGCTCGGATCAACAGAAAGGGATACTGAAATGTCAATTGCAATTTTTACCCGTTATCACGGTCCAACGGATACACGGGGAGCCCGTATTAGTGCAACGTGTAGGCGAGACAATCAAACCACATGGAAAGTTTCAATCGGTTTCGACCATGCCCTTGATTGTGAGTCCCGGCATGCCCTAGCGGCTCAGGCCTTGATCGATAAGCACTTAGCCCCCGTTAACCCCGGCATGCTTCGGCTCATGCTTTGCGGCAATGCTCCCGATAATCGGGGTTATATTTTTGCCGTTAATCCTGAGCCGTGCGGCTTATCACGGGGAGCCGGGCAATGATCACAACGGTCTACACGTCCAACGTCCCCGGCTTGGCCCGGATCCGCGTTTCATATGATCCCGATTTGTCAGAATACCGCGTCCGGCTTACGGGCTCTCAAGGGCAATTGCTCGGGCTTTACTTTACCGAGGATCAATCGGATGCAATTGCAACGGCTCAAGCCATGCTTGAGCATGCGGGAGCCGTGAGCCAGTAGATCCCGGCTCAATCCCACCATAGGCCCCGGCATTGTCCGGGGTTTTTTGTTGTATTTTATACACGTTCTATATATGGCCCTAGCTATCAAAACTCGTTGATTGATAGCCTTTCAAACTTGGCCCGTGGTCCCCGGTCCTTAAACCCTGAGCCGTGGACCTTGAGCCCTGAGCCGTGATCCCGGCTCCCCGGTCCTTGGGCCTTGGGCCTTGTTTCACGTGAAACAATCCCCGGGCCGTGGGCCTTTGGCCCCGGCTCGGCTCGCATGGTCCACGGTCCACGGTCCACGGTCCCCCGCCCCCGGGGCGAGTCCCGGTATCAATTCTAGAGCGTAGAGCGCTCTAGGTTCTAGAATCCAGCACAAATTGCCCGACGCCGTAGCGGACGCCGACCTTGGCCCGGTTTTGCAGAATTAATGAGCCCTCGAAACAAAACTCAAATAAGCGTATACTTTTAATTATCCAAAACCCACCCCCTTGTTTTTAAAACCGATTTCCCTAAAAAT